AGTTGTTGTGGTTGGCTCGATTGTTGATATAAAGCGATACCAGCCATTGCCAACAGAAACAATGCTTTGGTCTGCAAATGCAAGGCCGCCGGACCCAATAGTGGACGCGGCAGTAATTGAGCCAGCGGCTAAGTCAATAGTTATCCTCCTGCCTGCGTTGCCAGTATTGCCGACATGCTCAATCCTGAGAAGAGAGCGTTCCCCTGCTTTCAGATAAACAGATGCAGTCCTAACTGCTGCTGTTGTGCTAACGTCTTGTCTTGTGAAGTGTGACCCCGTTGAGTTATCCTCAACCAACTTATCAGCCGTTACAAGTCCATCGGGAGCAGTGATTGCATTTGCAGTGCCACTAGATCTTGTTTTCGTCCATACCGTATCGTCATCAAACTCCTCACTCCTCACCAACAAATTCGTCGTCGCCGTCTTGATCAGCCCATCGCTGCCCACATACGTCCCACTACTGGCGCGGGTGAAGTCAACAAGGTTCGACCCAGTAGTGGCATCGACTATCGTGCCTAGATTTTTATATTTAGCAAAATTCAGATCAAGTGATGCAGTCGTAAAAATATCATTTGCACCAAGCCCGCCAGAAATGCTGCTTTGCAATCCGCGTTGCAAGCTGACCCGAAGATTACGTGCCATGTCAAATAGTTCCTACTTTGCTAGCAATGCTAGGAGTGCCGCCGTTAAAACTCACCAAGCGAACGCGCACGTATTGCACAGGACAGCCTGCCAGCGCATAACCATATGTGCCGTTGGCCGTAATAGTAGTATCTGAATTGCTTTGATCTAAATTAAAAAAATTGGTGTCGTCTAGGCTGCCTTCAAAACGAATCACCACATTTGTTCCAATATCACTAACCGTTACTTGGAAACAAAGATTGACGCCAGAGGTTAAGACAGATGCGCTGACCCCTGCCCCGCTTAAAGTGTCAAAAGCTTGGACCTCAAATCCAGACTGCAATCCAAGGGTCATGGGTCTAGTGCAATGTAATCAGTTTAGCTTGCTTGGGTCAACTATCAAGTCGCAATCAATCCGAGCGTACGCAATGCCGCTAGGGCAGACTCAAGTTTAGCCTCAAGCTCTACGCAATACTCAAGCAGCTCTGCATTCGTTGGTGATGCAGCGTCTGCAATCGTGACAGTGCCATCAGGAGTAGGCAGCGTGCCTGTAGTTGCTGTTGTCGTTAGATCAGCAATAGCTGCAGGTTGAGTAGCAGCAGTCGTGCCGAAGAATCCAATCGTGTCGCCGTTGATCTCAAGTTGAGTCGTCAGCGTGCCAGCAGTTTGAACCTGCAGCCTCAGGCGGCCATCTTCGGTGGTGTCACTTGCATCAGCAATGCTACCTTCCACCGCTGCATAGTCGATCTCTGCAGGCGTGGCATTATCATTTTTGCCGCGATAGAACACCGTGCCGAGAATGTCGTCATCCTGACCAGCGCCAGATGCACCACGACGGTGATACAGCGTGATGTCACCACCAGAGGCAGGATCATCAGCCGTGCATTCTGAATTGATTGCCGTGCCCGTCAGGGTGGTCGTGAGATGCAGCGGATAGATTGGCGTAGTCTCACCAATACCGACATAACCACCCAACAACCTAATTCGGCTTGCGATAGTGCCTGCATCAGATGACATCAGATCAAGGATGCCGGTTTCTGAGATGTCGGTTGGATCGCTGATCTGCGCAAGAATCTGCGCATAGGCGTGCGTATTGCCGCCGTCGTCTTCACCGCGAAACTCGATGTTGCCGAGGTTATCGTTTGCAGCAGGTGATGCAGAATTGCGATACAGCACCACATCAGGCGCAGTATCTAAACCTGCGTCAGTGTTCTCAATGATGACCTGATCGGTCGTATCGGTGCTGAAAAGATGAAGCTGTGCTGCAGCCGTGCCAGTGCCAAGCTGAAAACCAGCAGTAGTGAATTTGCCCGTGAAGACTGAGTTATTGCTGAATGCAACCTCATTGGCAGCAGTGCGATAAATCCCAGAAGTGCCAGCATCACTCAGGAAACCAACAGCAGGTGCGCCGACAGTACCGTCAGGCAAAGTGCGAAACAGCGTGCCAAACGTAATCGACTTGTTTTTATCGACGTTGGCAGCTTCCGAGACATCAACAACAGGGAACAGATCGCCTGTTGCAGGTGATGTCAGCGCCGACAGGTCTGTGATTTTGCGATCAGCCATCAGGCGGCACCTCCTTCAAGTGCGGTTAGGCGGGTTTCGAGTGCAGCGATAGCTGTGCCTTGTGCTTCAATTTGTTCCTTCTGTCGTTTGATAAGATTCAGCAGGTGGGGCACGAAGCGGTCGTACATAACCCCCTCAGGCTCTGGATCGCAGGGAGTTTCAACTACAGAACCATTTTCGTCGTGGGTAACTTCAATGGTTTTCCAGTGAACAAGACGTGGGTCAATTTCTGCTACTTCTTCTGCGATAAAACCCCACCAGCCATGCTCTGGGCAATCCAATTTACAAATGGAGCGATACCAAACAGGACGACAATTTAAAAGCGCGTCTGAGTATTGATCTTCAATAGTTTCTACATTTGTCTTGTATTTGATAGACGACGTGCTTCGTCCAAGACCGCCACTATTGAACACATAGCCATTTGCGGCGTTTGCTGTTGTGTTGTTATAGACCTCCGGAATAATTACGTCACCGTCCGCTCGGATCCTCATCCGCTCCGTCGGGCTGCTTGCTCCTAACGCGGTTGTACTGAAGATAAGCCTGCCCGGCATGTCGTTAGCGCCGGGGGTGCCGTCTACTTGGGCGCGAATCTCGGCAGCACGTTCATCATCTGTACCGTCTGCGCCACAAAACTGAACAAGGCCTAAGTTGTCGCCAGAGGAAACAAGAGAGTATGAACCGTTAGCCGTTCCCCTGCTCTTGCAAATACGAAGTCCCGTCCCACCGTCATCGTTTGAGTTTCTACGCAAACTTGCGCCACCTGCATTAAAACTTGTTCCTTCAACCTGTAAACGTTGTGGTTGGTCGGTAAGGCTACTAGACTTGCCAACTAACAGCCTGCCGGAGTCGCCAATGCTGACCGAATCATTCCCTGCATCAACAAAGAATAGATTTGATTCGGTGTCACCTTCAATCCGAAAATCAATATCCTCGCCGCCATCATTAAAGACAACTTCAGACGTGCCAAACTCAACACGCTCTACGCCATTTGTCGCAACACCTAGCTGATTTGCAGCAGGTCGAAAGAATCCAGTATCCAGATCATCAGCAAATGCCAAGCCAGGAGCAGCCGCCGTGCCGTCCTCCATCAGCTTTGTGCCGTCAAGCTCCCCTATAACAACCCAGTCATCATTCGCTGCATTACGCAGCTTCAACTGCCCAGCAGTAGTGTCAGCCCACCACTGATACGCATAAGTCGTGGCAGGCTCCGTCGCGTTGCTGTTGTTGGTGACGATTGCCGCCAACGCATTATTCAGGTCAGCTCTGACAGCCGCGCCAGAAGCGTTAGCAATGACGTAATCGTGGGTGGCCATGCTTAGGTCTGCTCAGTGCCGTAGCCAACCGCTTGATACTGGAAATTACGGTCGATCGCAGTGTTGCTGCTGTCGTAGAACGTAATCGTGAATCCAGTTCTAGAGGCTGATGTCACTTCATAGTAATCCCCTGAGGCAAGATTGGAAGCAGTGATGCCGAGGCTCGGTTCCTGATAGAAACCGTTTGCAAATGTGACGACCTTTGCCGCAGCACCTGAGGCAATCGTTGCACTGCTCTCGGTGCGTGACTCAAGCTGCATTGTGTAGCCAAGCTCATCGACAAGCGGTGTCTGGTCAACGTGTGCAGCACTTAGCTCAGCTTTGAACTGGAACTGCCTGCCGGTGTAACGGCCAGATTCCATCGGCACCCATGCGCCAAAGTCGATGTCAGATTCCATTTGAATTTTGTCTGTTCCATCTTCCAACAGGAAGAAGCTGCCATCTTCCAACAGCAATTCCTCGTCAGTCGTCGCCTGATCGCTTGTGCGAAAATAGATGTCAGTGCTGGTGTCGTCGGGAATGTCGCCGTCAAAGTCTGACCAGCGATCGATTAACTCAACGCGATCATCGATAGTATCTGCAGGATACAGACCCCGAGTCGTCAGCTTGCGCGTAAAGACAACACTGAAAACACCACCAAGATCTAAGACGTTGTTGAAGTAGTACCGGCCAGACGCCAAGCGTGTGCCAATAAAGTCAAACGTGCCCAGGGCATCTAAATCGACGACTTCATCAAAGGTTGCGTCACCGTCCAGCACCAAGCCGTCATACTCTGCGTCGTAGAAGACATCAACCTTGTCACCTTGATACGGCGGCGAGTCTTGGTCTTCGCGGCGAACTTGAATGTTCAACCGTGGGATTGGATTTGGTAGATCAATGACCGCACTTGCTGCCTCGGCACTGCGTTGACCATTCTCATCTTGAAACTTGATTAGATACTCGCCTTCGATCAAAGGCAGCATTGCAAAGTTTGTCTGCGCTTTAATCTCACGCAGTAAAGTGCTATTTGGCCATTCGCCTGTTCCGTCAACCTGTGGCGCATGACGGATGATCGCTAAAAAGTTACTGGCATTTAGTCCAGTGTTTGGGATTTTCCAGCGAAGAATTGCCTGATCACCTTCGATCGCTTGAATCGTTACATCGGCAGGGATCGGCGGCAGAACAACTTTGTTTGGATCGTCAGGATCGATGTCTGGCTCTGGCACCGTGCCAATAGCCTGAACCCATGCAGATTTACGGTTGACCGGCGGCGCACCAACAGATCGAATTTGAAAAGTGACTTGCCGCCCTGGGTCAAGATTGTCAATTTCGAAACTGGTATTGGTTGTTTCTGCTCCAATAAAGTTGCCGTTACCGATCTTATAGCGAATTTGAAAACCAAAAGTCGCTCCATCCAGTCCACGACTCCAAGAGGCAATTATTCGATTAGTGGTTGTTTGACCTAAGCTGATTTGACGCGCTTCAAGCGTCAGACTAACAGGCTTAGCCGGTGGATCATTGAATAGCGTGACATCATCAAACTCAAGCGGCGAGCCAGAGTCTGCCGTCGCATAAATGCTGTCATTGTGCTCAACACCAGTGATTGAATATTGACCGTCGCCATTGTCAGCAACCGACAGGCAGCGGAACTTCTGAAGCTCAACGCTTGAAGATGTAATCGACCAAATTGACTGCGCCAGCGGAGCAGAACTAAATGCCGACGTAGTGATAACAGCACCAGAAACGCTATCAGTGCTGATTGGCCTGGTTTCAATGCTTCCGTCGGCCAGTGTGCAAGTCAGCTGATGGCCACTACCTGCAGGCAATGCAATCGTCTGATCAACTGTGATTGCTGTTGTCGTTGCACTGCTGACGCGACCGGCAAGACGCACGCCTTGGCGCATCTCATCCGATACTGCAAACACCTGACCAGGCAGCACCACTGCACCTTGCAGGCCAGTCGTAAAGGTGACGATTTCACCGTCAATCTCTTCTGATGCCAGCATCCACCGGCCAAGACGCTGCGCCTGAAACTTAGAAGTTGCGCCAAAAGCAACGATCTCTTTAGTCTGATAGCCATATTTAGAAATCAGACTGGCATCTTCTACAACGACATAATTTGACTTGTAGAAATTCTGAGGATCGTTATAACGAACGCGGATGCTAGTGCTGCGCGTCTTCAGTGACGTGCCTGAATAGTTGAACGCACCATCGATGACGTTGCTATTGCTGTAAAGATGAACCGGCGAGACATCAGTGCCATTCAGATTGCCGTGATCTGCAGTTGCCTGAATCGTGTTGGCCTGCCAATACAGCATCCCGCGAAACACACTGGCGAGATCCTGCAGCACGCTGAATGCTTCGGCCTGTGAGCCGATTACAGTGTTACACGAAAAACGTGCTTCTTTGGTGCCATCACCGTTAGTGACAAGTTGGTTAGCGTATCGAGCAAGCGGATAAAGATCAACCCAGCTTACGTTTGCAGCTTGCACGAAATCACCAGCGCCATAACGCGGGTTGGTGAGCATGTCGTACCAACAGCAAACCGGGCAGGTCGTCCAAGTTGATTTCAGGCTGCCATCAAAGGCACCATTAAAACTTAGGCTTCCATCACTGCGGACACTCGCATTCGATGGAACTGCCACAATCTTTCCGCGCACCTTATATGCGCGAGTTGGCAAACTACTAAATTGCCGCGTTGACAATGAAACGCCCGTTAGCGCAGCGTATGGATATGGTGTGCGAACATTTTGAATTTCGGTCAGGCTTTCCCAGATGATTTGATTTGCCCTTCCGTTTTGCAAGGGAGTGTCTTTAGGTATATCTTCAAAATTTGCAAATTTAACTTCAAAATGTTCTTCTTTTAGGTTGATCTTTCTGACACGAATATTCCATGGGCCAGCGCCAGAGAGAGCAATGTTTGGCGTTTGAAGCTGGTATCCACTTACAGCGATGCCAGTTATAGTGCGATCATATTTTTTAACATAACCACTGCCTTGCGATTGAACGTCAACTATGACGCGAATGCTTCCATTAAACAGTTGACCCTTGGCCAATCCTTCCGCAGCACTACTGAATAACCTTGGTATAGAAAATAAAAGCTGAAATGCGTCTGCGTCTAAATCCGTAATTTGCCTAATCAGCTGCCCTGCGCCATAGTCACGAGCAGTTACTTCATCGTTAGCGTTTAATGTCTCTGTATAGTTTTCGCCAATTTGAACGTTGATATTTGTTACCGTTGATGATGTTGCGCCAGCTTGCGGCAAAAAGCTCTGATTCCTTCCACCATTGCGGAAGTCGTAAGAAACATCTTGCGACGGAAAATTACGAGAACCACCTGTCTGTATTGGTGTTTCATCTAGGTAAACGCCTTTGTTGCCACCGACGATGCCAGCGATTGGGCCTTCGCACAGCAGGTCAACAATCTTGATTACGGAAGTTGAGTTGAGTGCCATTTATTTAGGTGGTGACAGGGGCTACCCAATAGGACTTGCTCTCGAATAGCTCGTAGCCATTGTGAGCAACAACTAGATTGCACCCGCTGGCGCAACGAAAGTCAACGATAGTAATTGTTGTTTTGATGTCATCTGGTTCCAAACTGTCGCCAAGTTTCGGGTATTGAATATATTGCATCCAGCGATACGCCTGACCTTTCTTTAGCAAGCCTTGCACTGTGACTTGGAACCTAGCCACGTCAGGATCTGGACCTTTTGCACTAATACTTAGCGAAACCTCAAACGTAATAAATCCATCTATTAAAGTCGTGCCTGGACCGCTTACATAATCAAACAAGCCATTCGTCAACTCAAATAAAATCATGTAATTCTTTCTTCTTTCATCATCCTTATAATCAACATCTGCAAGCCTTTCTGCGTTGCCCTCTGACAATGAAATAGTTCTTTTTCTGGCTGTACCCAAAGGCTTCATCAAGGAAGAGTTCCATGGCCTAAACCTAAAGCCTGAAGCGTAAGTCAAACCACTGAGCGTCTCACCACCAACTAAAACGGTGCTTGGGCCAGGTTCTTTGATCGAATTCTTTAAAGGGTCAGAATCATCTGCTACTTCAACCCTTGCAGAAAGCAGGTGGCCACCTGTAATCACTTCTCCGTAAACAACAGGAATTGTTGCGCCAACGCCAACAGTGTTTGCAGCGCCCGTAAACATATACGACTGCCGATCGTTTGAGCCGCGAACAACAGACTGCGGGCCATCAGTTGCGCCTGACTCACCACTGCCTCGAATACCGCCACCAACGCCACCAAGATTGGGGATAACTGGTTGAGGTGACAGCATCTGCGAGACACCGCTAAGGATCAAGCTGGCACCGATTGCGCCGATTGCGGTTGCAACAGAGCCAGTTACAAGACCAGCACCAGCCGCTCCACCAAGCCCAGCACCTAAACCAAGAAAACCACCAGCAGCAGGGCCAAGAAGAATTGCCGCCGCAACCAAACCAACACCTACCAAAATCTGACTGGTGCTATCACCACTACCTGTAACGACAGGCGTCAAAATCAAATCATGGCTGCCTAGCGGTAGCTGCAGATCCTCATATCCCAGATCAACATCAGCCTGAATCAACCGATAACCAACGCCATGCTCATGCGCGTGGATCAGCTCTTCCTGCAGCTCAGGTGAGTTAATGCACAGCAGCTTGATTGCATCTGCAGGCGTCCGCAGATTCTCGTAGGTGTGCTCGGCGCCGTACCGCTCACCCAGATCACCCAGCAGTCGGACGACCTGCTGCATAGCGGAACACTGCTGCAATCCTTTTGACATAATACCGTCGCAACGGCTCGATTGCACTCAATGAGTCTTGCCGCTGATGCAAAATCAACTCATCAGGCAGCAGAATCGCCGCGTGCATCGGCGTGCGTGTATGCAGTCGCATGATCAAAATATCGCCTGGCAATCGCCTGTCATATTCAACCTGCTCAAACCCAATCGCTTCGGCCTGCTCAAGAAAAATGCTATCGCAGATCTCTAAGTTCTCAGGTCGCGCAAACTCAGGCAATTCAATGCCTTGCAGCTTGAACCATTGACGCACCAACGTAAAGCAATCATTGACGCCATACTCCCAGCGCAGACCGACTAGGGATTGATAGTCAACCATTCACGATCAGGCAGCAGGACAATGTACCAAGGCAGTTTGGTGTGCTTGCAGGCTGCGAGATCAGCTTCACTTGCTGGGCCGCCTTGTGGGTGTGAATGCACGATAGCTTCAATCCTTCCGGTCAATGCAGCGCGTGCATAATCGACAGGATTTAAGACAAAGTCTTGCTCAGGACGATCAGCGATATTACGGCAAGGTATGTAACGACCTGCCACCACAACGCCACACGATTCTCGCGGTGATTCTTTTGCAGCATGAGCCTCAGCCTCACATTTGAAGTCTGGCACCAGGGAATCCTCCAAAGGGTATTCGACCAGACGTAAATCTCTTCGTGCAGCTTGTGTAACGCTTGGCGCATTGATCATTCGCTTTATTTGTTGCTTTATCGTTCAGGTCGAAATAGCGCGTTCCTTTGTAGCCGCACTCAGAGCCGCGATACTGCCAAGGACAATGTTCCAAGACTTGACGACGTGGCAAAGCAAGATTGGTGAGGTCTAGCTTGCTCGTCAGCTCAAACTCAACCAACTGTGGATTTTCGTTGGCCACTCGATCGATATACCAAATCTCGTCTTCAAACTTGGCCGTCGGGTCTGCTGTTGAATTACCGCCTGAGAAGTTGACGGCATCAAGAAACTTCTTACAGGTTCTGATGCGCGTAACCTTTGCTTGAAGCGGGTTATAGAGCCCAAGCAATGCAGAAATTGCATTATTCGCATTGGCAATCCGCATCGATGGCCGAGGCAGCGTGCCTTTTGAACTCACTTCAAACCCATCAACCTCAATCGGGACTGCGGTGTAGGTGATCTGATTGAAGACGATATCAGCCGACAACTCATTCGTGCCAGCGTGATAGTAAAACGTCGAATCAACGCCATTAACTGCCGCCGTGAGCTGCAACTGAAACAGTTCGATAATTGCTGATGGCTCCAGCGACTGAAGCTGTTCTTGAATCTTCTGTGGTGTGCTCATGCTTCAAACACCTGCTCAAACGTGGCCGTGATCGTGAACCTCAAGCCAACAGGCATGGCCTTGGTCCATTCTCGGCAGATCCATTTGTATTCTGTCGTGTCATCTGGTGGGGTCCATTCAAATGCTTCAACACCACCACGTGCTTCTAAAAAGTCTTCGATGCTGTTTGCATCAGTAGCCTCTAGATAATTCCACGTCAGGCTCCAAGTCTTAGGGTCTTGATTCAACCCAAATGTTGTGCGCTGTGAATAGCCGCTGCCAAACTGCGCAATGCGTACATTGGGCTTCGCACTCTTAGATGCGCCGTAATCAGGTGAAACGTCAGGGAAAGTAGCCATCAACTTGCGAGTAAACCACCAGGGCGGCGTTGTTTAATCAATTCTGCCTGCACTGCTGCAGAAATGGCACCACCCAACTGCTTGCCGCGTGTGTCATCACCTTGCACACGAGTGCCGCTTGCGTCAACATTGACCACTATATTATTCGACGATCCACCTGAAACCTGAACTCCAAGCTTTCCGTTGGATCCGCGCTTCAAAGGAAGAATTGCCTCTGGACCTGCTTCACCCATAAGTCCAAAGCGCCCCACACCGCCGTTTGCATAGGCAAACATCGTGGGCTTATCAACGATGCCGCCCATAGCAAAAGGAACAAGTCCGCCTTTGCCGAAGACGCCGCCGTTTTTCATGCGCAACCCGCCTCTGGCAGCAATGTCTGCGAAAATATCGCCACCGCCACCGCCACCGCCACCGCCACCAGGCAGCACCGCAACAATTGAATTCAAGATCGCCATCGTGATCATCTTCTGGATGATCTGCGCGGCCATGTCAAGGAAATATTTGCCGATATTGCCGAAGAAATTAGCAAGTGCCTCTTGAGTCGTTGCACTGCCATTAATGACACTAGTAAATGAATCAGTGAATGCAGTACCGATTGCGTTTGCGGCGCCTGTGACTTGGTTGATCGGATCTAAAAGCTCTTCCAGTTCTTGCTTGAGCGCCCTAATGTTTTGAGAAATGCCCTCTGCAAAAGTAGGATCAACAGTCTGCCTATAAAGATCAGTAAGCTCGTCGGCGTTAGGCGTACCTTGCTCTTCTAACTTTGTCCTGTACCTAGAAATTCTCTCCTGATCGCTTACGAGGCCCAGCTTTTCACGCAAGCTAAATAACTCATCCT